GATTATCTATCAAAACCAATAGTCACAATTACCGGTGGAAATGGAAGTGGAGCAAAAGCACTAGTAAATACAACTTTTATAGATCATTCAGCACTGTTTAATTCAACAGCACAATCGGCAAATGTTGGGTTGTCTAATAATGTTATAGGTTTTTCAACATATCATAAATTTAGAAACGCGGAAAAAATAATTTATAAAACTGATGGCCAAAATGGTATATCTGGATTAGTCACAAATTCTCAATATTATGTTAGAACTATAGATGCCTTTACGGTTCAATTATTTAAAAATGAAGCAGATGCTATATCTGGAGTAAACACAATTTCATTAAGTTCTTTTGGAGATGGTGTACATAGACTACAATCTTTTAATAAAAAACAAATAATTTCAAATATTGTAATTGAAAATTCGGGTTCAAATTACGAAAATAAGAAAAGGGTAGTTGGTAATATTGGAGTTAATACTGCATCTAATCAGATAAACATAAAAAATCATCAATATAATTCTGGAGATATTATTCAATACACATTTAATCAAATTCCAATAACAGGATTGAGTTCGAATACATCATATATCGTTACAAAGGTTGATGAAGATCATTTCAAACTTTCTAATGTGGGTTTAGGATCGACCGCAAAACTTTTTTACTACGAAACAAAACAATATATTAGTTTTAAATCCTCTGGATCTGGAACGCATACTTTTAATTATGAACCAGTTTCTGTAACTATCGAAGGTAAAATTGGAGTTACAACTTTTTCCAACCAAAATTTTAATGCAATAGTTCAACCAATTTTTAGAGGGTCAGTAGAATCAACACAAATTATTGATGGTGGCATAGGATATGGATCTTCTGAAATCTTAAATTACAATAGACAACCATTACTCGATCTTTATAGTGGATCAGGTGCAGAAGTCTTGCCAATTGTAAATAATGGTCGCATTGTAGAAGTATTAATTGCAAATGGGGGAAGTGGATATAATTCTCCACCAGAACTAATAATTAATGGATCTGGAAAATATGGTAAACTGACTCCTGTTATTAAAGATGGAAAAATAACAAAAGTAATAATTGAAAATCCAGGAATCGGATATGAAAATAAAATTGGAGTTGATATAATTCAAAGTGGAAATGGTGCAAAGTTTAATGTAAATATTCAAAAATGGACAATAAATTTATTTCAAAAGTATTTGAATAATATTTCAGATGATGACGGAATCTTAAGCAAATCTCTAAATCAAAACTTTGGTATGCAATATACTCATTTATATGCACCAAGAAAACTAAGAGAATCCATATATTCGAAAAATCAAGATAATGAAATTAAGTATGGTATATTTGATTTACAAAAAGTCAATGGTGAAGAAATAAAGTCCTCATATCATTCTCCAATTATAGGATGGTCATATGATGGAAATCCAATATATGGTCCATATGGATTTTCTTCAAAAACTGGAGGAACAATTAGAGAAATGACTTCTGGTTATCAGTTGGTAACCAAATCAAATAGACCACCAATTTCAAATTTTCCGCAAGGATTTTTTGTTGAAGATTATGAATTTACAAATTCTGGAGATTTGGATGAACATAATGGACGGTTTTGTGTAACCCCAGATTATCCAAATGGAGTTTATGCATATTTTACAACCATTAATCCAGGAAATGTTGAAAGTATTTTGCCATTCAAAAATTACAAAATACCAGTATTTCCATATTTAATCGGTAATACTTTTAAATCTAAACCAAACGAATTCAATTTTAATCCAGATTCAAATCAGATTACATATGATTTGAACAAAAATGAATGGTTTAGAAATACAACACCATATAATTTGACAGAAAATGCTGCTTATTATGAGTATCTTTTCCAACCAAATAAACTAAAATCACAAAAAGTTAATATTAATGAAGTTTCTACAGGTAATATAAAATCGGTTGGAATTTTAACTGGAGGATTTGATTATAAAATAAATGATCAGATAATATTTAATCCTGAAGAAAATAATATTCAAAAAGCAAAGGCAAAGGTTTCTAGAATTCTAGGAAAACCTGTTACAAATATTAGTGTTGCATCAACAACTATATCCCAATTGGAGTTAATTCCATCTGATTCAAATGGGACATATGTTGCTTTTTCAACTTATCCACATAATTTATCAAATAATGATTTAATTTCATTATCTGGATTTAATACATCAGTTAATTTTTGAATAATAATTTTAATATTGGTGTCAAAACCGAATCTTTTATTTTAAAATCTGGTGTAGGAACTGATGGAATAACTGGAATAGTTACATATTTTAGTATATCAGGATTATTTGAAAATAATATTTTTTCGTTGAGAGAAAATGATGTTCTTACAATAGATCAAGAAATAGTTAAAGTTCTTAATGTAGATGTTAAAAATTCCAGAATTAGAGTTGTTAGATCTCAAAATAATACTATATCAGCAGCCCATACATCTTCAACTTTATTATATGAAAATTCTAGAAAATTTACTTTTAATTCAATACCAGAAAATAATGTAGAGTTCGAACTCAACAGAGAAATTTATTTTGATCCAAAAGAATCTCTTGGACTTGGATCTATAAACGGAGTTGGAATTGGAACAACCATAGTCTTCTCCAATCCAGGAGCAGGAATAACTCAAATTTTTATTCCTACACAATCAATATACTTGCCAAATCATAAATTAAACACTGGAGATATTTTAAATTATCAAACAAACGGCGGAACTTCAATTAATGTTTCAATGGGAGGAACTTTTCAATTCGATTTACCAAATTCCTCAATTGTTTATGTTGGTAAAATTTCTGATGATTTAATCGGAATATCAACATATAGCATTGGAATTGGATCTACTGGAACTTTTGTCGGAATTGCAAGCACTACTTCAAATTTTGGATTATTATTTTTTACTGGAATAGGAACTGGAGTATATCATAGATTTAAAACAATAAAGAAAAATGTAATTTCAGCAGAAGTATCTAAAAATATTGTTACTGTTTCAACATCTTCAACTCATGGATTGAATTTAAGTGACAAAGTATTTGTTGAAGTCAACCCATTTGTTACTACAAATATTATAATAAAATATGATGATTATAATCGAAGAATGGTATTTAATCCAAAATCATTCACTGCAGTCGATGTAGACATTGAAGAAAACTCAATAACAATCTCCAATCATGGATTTTTAACAGGAGATAAAGTAATTCATACCTCAACGTTTTCTTCTTTTGGATTAAATAATGAAGAAATTTATTATGTAATTAAAATTTCTAAAGATAAAATCAAATTATGCTCAAGTAAATATCAAACAACACAATTTACTCCAGAAGTTGTTGGCATAACGTCGGCATCTTTTGGAACACTATCTGCGATCAATCCAAAAATATATGCATATAAAAATAATAATTTAACATTTGATCTTTCAGATGCATCACTATCATCTCAAAATGGATCTACTTTATATTCTGCATTTGATTTAAATCTTTATACCGATAAGAATTTTAAAAATATTTTTAATTCTTCAGAAAAAAATACTTTTTTTGAAGTTTCAAAGATAGGGCAAGTTGGAATTACTAGTAATGCAGCATTACTGTTAAAAGTAACAGAAAATTTACCAAAACAACTTTATTATAATTTTACTCCAACTAATACTAATTTTATTTCCCAAAATAAAAAAGAAATTTATAATGACGAAGAAGTAGAAAGTAATAATCAAATTGAAATTGTTAATAGTGCTTATTCTGGAGAATTTGACATTACTGGAATTGGAACCACATCAACATTTACTTATAATTTATCATTGGTTCCAGAATCAAATTCCTATGATACAAATTCGGCAAATATTAAATATTCGACAACATCACTTTCTGCATCTGGATCCATTGAAAAAATCTTTGTAAATTATGGAGGAAATTTATATAAAAATATTTCGGGCGTTTCAACAATAGTGTCAAATTTTGGATATGGTGCAATTTTAGAATCATCTAGTGATAATATAGGAAAAATATTATCTACTCAAATAGAAGATATTGGATTTGATTTTCCTTCAGATAAAACTTTAAGACCTGTAGTAAATCTTCCAGAAATTTTAATAGTCGATTCTTTATCATCATTTGATGAAATTGGAATTAGTTCCGCAGGAAAAAATTATACGATACCACCAAACTTGGTTGTAATTGATGGATTTACTGGAAAACAAGTTGAAGATGTAGATTTAAAATACAATATTGGTGATACTAAAGTTAAAATTTTAAAAAATACTTTTGGTATATACAATGTCCCACCAAAAATTATTCCAGTTAGCAATCCAAATGGAGTAAAAATTAATAATATAAGTTATAATTCCACAACTAAAAAAGTAACAGTTGGATTAAATACTGGATTTAGTGATATTTCTCCATTTTCCGTAGGGGATAAAGTTTTGATTGAGAATATTAGTGTAGGAGTTGGTTCTACTGGAATAGGATATAATTCTTCAAATTATGGATATTCCCTGTTTACTTTATCGGAAGTTTATATTCCTCTAGGTGGAAGTGTAGGAATAGTTACATATAGCCTTGATGGATATATAGATGAAGGTTTAATTCCCGGCAATTTTGATTCTGCCAATTCATCCGGAAGAATAATAGCAGAAAAGGATTTTCCAATTTTTGACATTAAATTGAAAAAAAATAATTTTATATTAGGAGAAATCGTAACTTCTCAAAATAATATTGGTGAAGTGGAAAGTTGGAACAATGATATTGGTCTTTTAAAGATTTCAACAACAAAAGATTTTAGTATAGGAAATATAATAAAGGGACAAACATCCAAAACTCAAGGATTGATTAGAAAAAAAATAGATTTTAATGCCGAACTAAAAACATCAGCATCATCAGTTGTTAAAAATGGATGGCATAAAGAAACCGGATTTTTAAATTTTAACACGGAAAGAATTGCTGATAACAATTATTATCAAAATTTCTCATATTCGTTAAAATCAAAAGTTCCGTTTGAAACTTGGAAAGATTCTGTTAGTTCATTAAATCATTCTGTTGGATTTTTAAAATTTAGTGATTTGATTATTGAATCAAAAGATTTAAATTATAATGGAGTTTACTCAGATTATTTTGGATCAACCATTGATGTAATTACAGACATATCAAATGAAATCGATTTAGATTGCTATACTAATTTCGATTTAGTCACGGAAAATTCTTTAGACATTAATAGTGTAAATGTTATATCTAATGAAATTTATTTTGGTTCTAAAGTTTTAACCGATTATTTTGAATCCTTTGGAAACAGAGTTTTAGTAATTGATGATATAAGTACACAATTTAGTAGCACACCAAGATCTACTAGATTTTCTGTTGTTGATACTTTTGATATGTCGCATAAGTCTAAAAAATATATAACTTACATTAGAGACAAAAGATTTACTGAAGAAAGACAAGTAATGTTGGTGAGTCTTCTACAAGATGGATCTTTTGGATTTTTGAATCAATATGGAAGAGTTGAAAGTGTTTTAGATTTGGGTAGTTTTGATTTTAATATTTCAGGATCCGAAGGACAACTTTTATTTTATCCTACAAAATATTCAATTAATAATTATAATGTAAGTTTTGCTAGTTTTGATATTATTGGTATTTCTACATCTGGAATAGGATCTACTAGTCTTGGCGATATTGTTGATATTAGAACAACTAAAACAGTAGTTCCATTGAACACTGCAACAAGCATTGTTTCTATCGCATCATCATATAGAACTTCAAAAATTCTTATCGAATTAATGGGTAATAATGGCGAGTTTGAATTTGATGAAATTAATATGATTCATGATGGAACAAATGTAGATCTTTTAGAATACGGACAACTTACAAATACGACACTGAATAGATTTGGAACTTTAGGATTAGGAACTTACAATGCATATATTTCTGGAGGAAACATAATTTTAGATTTTACTCCAAATTCGGGAATAGCAGTTACTACAAATACACTAAGAATTTCTATATCAGATACTTCATCAACAGGAATAGGTACACAATATCTTGGATTTGATCTCGAAAATATTGCATTTATAGATTCTTCATATACAGCAATTTCATCATCACCTACACCCACCGAAAACCTTATTGCAAAGTACAGTAATGTAGTACCAAATGACCACAATTGTTCGTATTTTATAGTTAGTGTTGAAGATACTACGAACAATCAATATGAAATGTCAGAGGTCATTCTTCTAAATGATGGTGATAATGGCAATGGATCGAAAACATACATTACACAGTATGGAAATCTTTCGACTAATTCTGGATTAGGGACTGTTGGCGCGGCAATTTCTACTACACACACAAATTTATATTTTACACCAATTCCAAACGCAAATGTAGAAGTTCGTGTTTTTCAAACAAGTCTTCAGTTGGTTGATTTGGAAGATAATCAATCTTCTTATATTGATTTAAACAATGCAACAATCAGTGCGGGGTTTGGTTTTTATCAAGGAACCGAAATTGATGTTAGAAGAGCATTTGATTTAACTCACAAACAAAGACCAATATTCTTAAGAAATTTTGACGGAGGAAATTCTTCAATTGTAAGTGTTTCTGAAGATACCATTATTCTTCCAGAACACTTTTTTGTAACTGGAGAAGAAATTTTATATTCATATGATGCAAATTATGCAAGTCCTATAGGAATAGCATCAACCAGTTTTGTTGGTGTTGGAACAACAAATATTCTACCATCTTCTGTTTATGTGATTAGAGTAAATGATCAAAAAATAAAACTTGCAAGATCTGCAGAGGATGCTTTAAATTCAATTCCAATTTCATTGAATATAACAAACGTAGGAATAGGAACATACCACACATTTATTGCAAAAAATCAAAATACAAAATGTTTAATTGCCATCGATAACTATATTCAATCCCCGATTGTTTCTACTTCAGTCACTACTGGTATTACCACCCATATTGGATTAATTGACGACATTATTAAAGTTTCCGGAATAACATCATTTTTTGGTGGGGATTTGATAAAAATTGATGATGAAATTATGTTAATTAATACTGTTGGGTTTGGAAGTACAAATTCAATACTTGTTACTAGATCATGGATGGGGACTGGATTGTCAACTCACTCACAATATTCTAAAGTGACAAAGGTGATGGGAGATTATAACATTACCGATAATACTATTAATTTTATTACAGCACCTCAAGGACCAATTCCAATTGGATCGTCAACTAATCTTCCGAGTGAGAGAGATTGGACAGGAATTACTACATTTTCTAAGTTTCAGGGAAGATCTTTCTTAAGATCTGCACCGGAAAATAGTAACGAAGAAACATATATAAAAAATTATGTTTTTGACGATATTTCTCAAGGATTTGATGCCACGCAAAAAATATTTACTCTACAATCAGAAAATCAAAATATTTCTGGTTTTTCAACCAACAATTCAGTAATACTTATCAATGGAATATTTCAAGGACCAACAGGTCAATTAACAATACCTCAAGATTATTCTTTATCAGAAAGTTCTGGAATTACAAGCATAACATTTACAGGAACTGCAACTTCCGTTGCATATGATCCAAACAACGCAAGCATACCAAAAGGTGGAATAATTATATCAGTTGGTTCTACAAGAGGGTTTGGGTATCAGCCGTTGGTATCTGCAGGAGGAACGGCAATAGTCTCAATTGCAGGTACAATTTCCTCCATCAGTATTGGCAATAGTGGATCTGGATATAGATCAGGTGTTCAAACTGTTAGAGTTGGTGTTACAACATCTTCCTTAGAAACTCCAGATATTTTTTATGTTGGAATTGCATCAGTTGCTGATGGATATGTTGTGGGGGTTGCAATAACAAATTCCGGAATTGGATATACGATTTCAAATCCACCGCATGTTATTTTTGATTCACCACTTTCATACTCCAATATTCCTCTAGTTTATAGTTCAGAATCTCCTTCTGGATTTGGTACTGAGGCAACAATTGATATTATAGTTGGGCAAGGATCTAGTGTTATTGATTTTGAAATTAAGAATTTTGGGTATAATTACGGACAATCTCAAATTTTAACAGTTGGGATTGGAGGATCTGTTGGAATTCCAACCGATACAACTAAAACTTTTGAAGAATTCCAAATTAGTATCGACAAAACTGCAACGGATGAATTTGCAGGTTGGCACTTTGGTCAACTTGAAGTACTTGATAAAATTGAAAATCAGTTCAATGGAAAAAGAAAATCTTTTACTATTTCATTAAATTCTTCTCCAGTTACAATTAGATCAGCAAAAGGATCAAACATCGATGTCCAAGCAACTCTTCTTGTCTTTTTAAATGATGTTCTTCAAGTTCCTGGAGAAGGATATACTTTCACTGGGGGGAGTGTAATAACTTTTGCAGAACCACCGAAAGGATCCTCTAGTGATGGTTCTATAATTGGAGACAAATGTAAAATTCTATTTTATAAAGGAAGTGGTGATGTTGATGTCGTGTTCCGCGATGTTTTGGAGACAGTTAAAGTTGGAGACAATTTAACAATTAAAGATCAAGAAAAACGAATAGTAACTGAAATTATTTCATCAGATACCGTTGAAACAAATTCATATAATGGTTTTGGTATTGATTCAAATCCAGCAAACCAAAGAATTGTTGAGTGGTGCAAACAAAAATCAGATAAAATAATCAATGGTAAAGTTGTAAGCAAAAGTAGAATTTTAAATGAAGCACTAATAAATCCTTCAACATATGTTATTCAGTCTGTTGGGGTTGGATCTACCATAGTATATGTTGAAAGTGTAAAATCTTTCTTTGATTCTGTAAAGGAAAACCAAACAACACCAAATAAACAAAAAATTATTTTAGTATCTCAAGATACAATCGTGGGTGCTTCAGCAACGGCTATTGTTTCTATTGCAGGAACAATATCATCTATCATTATAAATGAAGGTGGTGTGGGGTATACTACGGCACCAAACGTTACTATTGGAAATCCTGTTGGATTGGGAACTACTTGGAGAGCTTCAGCAATTTCTACAGTTTCAATTGCCGGAACAGTTTCTTCAATTAATATTGGTTCACCAGGTACAGGATATACTGCAACAGATTCTCCAGAAATTCTTGTTGAAGTTCCCCCTGCCATTTATGAAATAAATACTTCCAATAAGTATGATGGTGATTTTGGTATTATTGTAGGTATATCAACTACATCTGTCGGTGTTGCTTCTACAGGACTAGTTTTCGATTTATTCATTCCCCCAAATTCATATCTAAGAGACACTAGCATTGTTGGTAGCTCAACTACTATCAGTGGAATTCAAACTGGATATTATTTTATTACCAAACACACTAATATTGGAAATGGTATTACTTCATTGTATATGAATGGATCAATTTTGGGTATCACTACACAATTTTTAGATTGTGTATATGAAGTTGCTTCTGTATCTACAGTAACTGCCACAATTTCTGGAATTGGTATTACTTATGTAAGAAGAGTAATTACAAATATTTCCAAAATCGGAAATATTTCCGGAATTGGAATTACACAATTTTATGGTGAATTTTCTTGGGGAAGAATTGAACTTGGAACAAGAATTGATCCAAAATTATTTAATTCATATACATTAAATGGTTCTTCTGGAATATCAACTTCTTCTTCAATCACTAGAGTTCAACCATTAAAATATCTGAATTATATTTAATAAATAGATAAAAAAATGTAAAATGTCAGCAATTATAACTGATCAACTTCGTATTTTAAATGCAAAACAATTTGTTACTAGTGTAGCATCAACTACTAGTTCTTACTACACATTTGTGGGGCTTCCAAATGCAACGCAAGTTAGTTCTACTTGGGATACTACTCCACCAGATCCTAGAGATAATTTTGATGAAGAAAATAATTATTGGGATACGATAATTGCTCTCAAAAAAATAAATTCTTCAGACGTAAAACAAGTTATAAGAAAAATAACCTGGCAATCTGGAATTACTTATGACATGTATAGGCATGATATAAGTGGAAGTGTTGGAAAGCAATCTAAACCATCAAATGCAACCAGTTTATATGATGCCAATTATTATATTGTAAACTCTGATTATAGAGTGTATATTTGCCTTCAAAATGGAACTGATCCAGAAAATCCTTCAGGAAAAGCATCTTTAGATGAACCAACTTTTACTGATTTAGAACCAAGAGAAGCTGGAACGAGTGGTGATGGATATATTTGGAAATATCTTTATACTATTAAACCAAGTGATATTATAAAATTTGATTCAACGAATTTTATGCCAGTTCCATCTAATTGGGAAACTAATGTTGATGATGCTGCAGTAAGAAATAATGCAAAATCAAGTGGACAATTAAAAATAGTAACAATTTTAAATAGAGGAGTTGGATTAGGAACAGCCAATGGAACATACACAAGAGTCCCAATTAAAGGTGATGGAACAGGTGCTGAAGCAACAGTAGCAATTAACAATAATTCAAAAGTAGAATCAGTAACAATTTCTTCTGGTGGAAATGGATATACTTTTGGAACTTTGGATTTAATTGGAGGTAATGTTCCAACAGGGACTATATCTCCAATTTTCAATGTAATTATTCCTCCACAGGGAGGACATGGTGCTGATATTTATCGAGAACTTGGTGCCAGAAATGCCCTCATATACTCTAGAATTGAAAATGATACTGAAAATCCAGATTTTATAACAGGAAATCAAATAGCCAGAATTGGTATTGTACAAAGTCCCAAATCCTATAATACCATTCAAGATTTAGATTTAGATAAAGCTAGTGCAACTTATGCATTAAAATTGACAGGAGTTGGATATAGTTCAGCAACTTTTATTCCAGATTCCTTTATTACTCAAACTATTGGTGTTGGATCGACTGCTGTAGGAAAAGTTGTTTCCTACGATCAAGTTACTGGAGTTTTAAAATATTGGCAAGATAGATCAATGTCTGGGTTTAATACTGATGGGACACAAAATATTTCACCAGTTTATGGATTTCAATTAAATAGATTTACTTCAACTCCAAATGGTGGGGGATCAATAAGCATTATCGGTGGATCTTCGACATTATCAATACAAACCTCCTTTACTGGTGTTTCTACAGTAATAAATAGTAGGACATATTACTTAGGTCAATCGTTTACTCAAGGTGTGTCTCAACCAGAAGTTGAAAAATACTCAGGAAACATCATTTATGTAGACAATAGACCTTCTATAACAAGATCTATTAACCAAAAAGAAGATATTAAAGTCATTTTGCAGTTCTAAAGAATTATGGCACAAGAAACAAATCTGAATGTAGCACCATATTTTGATGATTTTGATGCAAACAATGACTATTATAAAGTTCTTTTTAAACCTGGATATCCAGTTCAAGCTAGAGAGTTAACAACTTTACAATCTATTTTACAGAATCAAATTGAAAAATTTGGACAGCACTTTTTTAAAGAGGGTGCTAAAGTAATACCTGGAAATACTGCATATAGTACTTCATACTATGCAGTTGAATTGGAAAACACTTACTTAGGAGTACCAATATCTGATTATATTAATCAAATTTTAGGATCAAAAATAACTGGATTGACTTCTGGGGTGACAGCAGTAGTTGACAAAATAATATTAGCAAATGAATCTGAGAGGGGAAATACGACATTATATATTAGTTACTTAGAATCAAACTCGCAAGACAATTCTTCTTTACAATTTTTAGATGGTGAATTATTATCAGCAAATAAAACAATTACGTCATCTAATACTGTTATTGCTTCCGAAGAAGCATTTGCATCCACTTTGTCCGCAAATTCAACATCCATTGGATCAGCATTTTCAATATCTAATGGAATTTATTTTGCAAAAGGTCAATTTTTAAATGTAAATGACGAAACAATTCTTTTAGATCAATATTCTAATAAACCAAGTTATAGGGTGGGACTTTTAATCAATGAAGAAATTATTAACTCTGATATTGATTTCTCTTTAAATGATAATTCAAAGGGGTTTAATAATTATGCAGCACCTGGAGCAGATCGACTTAAAATAACAACTTCTTTACATAAAAAAAGTTTAGACGATTTTGATGATAATAATTTTATTGAATTAGCAACTATTGATAATGGTATACTAAGATCTCAAAAAAAGACAACAGATTATAATATTTTAGAGAATGAACTTGCTAGAAGAACATACTCAGAATCTGGAGATTATTATGTAACTCCATTTGACGTATCAATAAAAGAATCTCTTAATAATAATCTCGGTAATAGAGGAATTTTTAATGCAAATCAACAAACATATGGAGGACAATCTCCATCTGAAGATTTAGCTCTCTACCAAATATCTCCAGGAAAAGCATTTGTAAGAGGATATGAAATAGAAACGATTAGTTCGGCATTTTTAGATGTTCCAAAACCAAGAACAACAAAAACTTTAGAAAATCAATCAATAAACTATCAAACTGGTTCAACTTTAAAATTAAATAGAGTTTATGGATCTCCACAAATTGGTGTAGGAAATACTTATGTTTTAAGTCTTAGAGATACTAGAGTTGGAATTGCTTCTACAATTGCACCAGGAAAAGAAATCGGAGTTGCTAGAGTTTATGATTTTAAGTTAGATTCAGGATCTTACAATTCAACAAATTCAAATATAAATGAATGGAATATATCTCTTTATGATATTCAAATAATTTCCGAAATTGCATTAAACGAACCGATTAATTTATCTGTTCCAACTTTTATTAAAGGAAAATATAGTGGAGCAACCGCATTCTTAAAATCTTCGGTTTCTGCTGGTGTTGCATTAACAGTTTATGAAAAAACTGGTAATTTTATTCAAAATGAACCATTTATTTTTAATGGAATAGAAAATACTAGAGTTGCAACAGCAATTACATCATATAATATTTCTGATGTAAAATCTGTTTTTGGAATTGTAGGATCTTCTTCTACATTTTCTGCAGATACAATTCAATCTACAATTTTAAATATTGGAATATCTACTATAAGTGTGGTTAATTCTTTAGGAATTAGTACAATTATCAGTACAAATCCAATCTTTCCAAAAGGGTTGAAAGTTGGCAATCTACTAAAATTCAGTAACCAATCATCAATTGATCCAATTTTTGCTTCAGTTGTTAGTGTGGCAACAACTCACGTAAGAATTTCTGGAGTAACAACTGTATCTGGAGTGTGTGGGGGACAACTTCCCCAGTCATCAACTCTTCAAGTTACAGACTTGCAGTTAATAGCAACGGATTTGCAAGGATCCGAGGATAATTCATTTTACACTGAATTACCAAAACAAAATGTTTCTTCAGTAGATTTGACTAATGCAACATTAACTATTAGAAAATCTTATACAGTTAATATTACAAATAACCAACTATCAACGACAGTCCTTGCGGGAGAAAATGAAACCTTTTTACCCTTTGATTCGGAAAGATATTTTCTCATAAGATCTGATGGAATTGTAGAATCTCTTACATCAGATAAAATTTCATTAACAAATGGTTCTACCGAACTTCAAATTTATAATTTGGGTTCTAACAATGTAGGAGCTACTTTAGTTACAACATTAACAAAGATCAAACCAAAACAAAAAATTAAAATTAAAAATAGAGTTAATTCAATTATAGTTGACAAATCCAAATATATTTCTTCTGGAATTGGATCCACAACTCTAAACGATGGTCTTAATTATGGTAATTATGCATATGGAACTAGAGTGCAGGATGAAAATATATCATTAAATGTTCCTGATATTATTGAAATACACTCAATATATGAATCAGCTGATACTTCTACTCCATCATCCCCAACAGTAGAATTGTCATCAATAACTGGCCCTACTGGAAAAACATTAGATTTAGTAATCGGTGAAAAATTTACCGGACAAATAAGTGGTGCAGTTGCGATATATGCAGAAAGAATTACAGACTCTAAAATTTCATTTATTTCCAAAAATAATATTAATTTTAAAGAAGGTGAAATTATAGTTTTTGAAGAATCAAATATTCAAGCTTTTGTTACGACTTTAAATACACCAAGTATCAATGTTTCTTTTAACTTTACATATAATAATGGACAAAATTCATCTTTTTATGATTACGGAATAATTAATAGAAAATCGGGAGTAAAAGAACCTTCTAGAAAATTAAAAATTTATTTTTCTAATGGTTATTATCAATCCTCTGATGATGGTGATATAACAACCGTAGATTCTTATTCTGGATTTGATTACACTACAGAAATTCAAACTGTCAATTCAACAAGAAATTCCGATATTATTGACATAAGACCGAGAGTTTCCACTTATAGTGTTTCTGAGGGATCAAGATCTCCTTTAGAATTTTATGGAAGAACGTTTACACAATCTGGAAATTCTTCATCAAATATTTTAGCATCAAACGAATCTATTATAACAAATTTCTCATTCTATTTGGGTAGAATTGATAGAATCTATTTAACAAAAGATGGAAAGTTTCAAATAAAATATGGAACTCCAGCAGAAAAACCAGAGAAACCAGTTTCTGTAGATGATTCCTTAGAAATAGCATCCGTTTCTTTACCACCTTACCTTTATGATATATCTCAAGCTTCTATAACATTTCTTGAGCATAAAAGATACAGGATGGTTGATATAAAACAACTTGAAAATAGAATTAGAACTCTTGAATATTATACTGCACTTTCACTATTAGAAACAAATACAAGTAATCTTTTTATTCCAGATTCTTCTGGACTGAATAGATTTAAATCAGGATTTTTTGTTGACAATTTTACGTCACTTTTAGCACAAGAAGAAAATTATAACTATAAAAATAGTATAGACATAAAAAATAAA